TGACTGGTGGCGGCGGAATGTGAACCGTGGCAGACGGGTTGATTTGGCTGCCCCAATCCGGGGATGTCATGGGATCGGTACAACCTCAACCATGAAGCTGGTGGTTGATGCCGACGTGGTGAATGTCTGTGTGGTGCTGGCTTGCTGCTCTGCCCGTAGATAGACGACTGCGGTGTTGTTGGCGGCAATCTTGCCCACCGTTTGTGCTGATCCAGCAGGAACACCAGACACCATAACGACACGGTCGCTGGCACCAGCTACACCGAAACCGCGACCTACTACGTCACCGCTAGTTTCATTGCCCAGCCGAGCGATGAGATCAACACGGCTGGCGGAACCGGAACTGGTGATCACCGATTGGGCGTGAACCCGCAGCCGGTAATCAAACGCCGGGGCGGGATTGATGTTGACGGAACACAAAGTGCGTGCGGAACCATCGCTGGTGTTGTTGATCGTGGCTGGCCAAAACTGGCCGCCCACCTTCGGGGCGATCCAGGTGGCTTTCCCGACACTGCCCACAGTTGTTTTGGCCAGCACATAACCGTCGACGGCGGTACCGGTCACATCCGATGCAGTCAGGATCGTGGATGTGCCCGATGTTCCCGGTGCACCCTTATGCAGGTTGAGGGTGAGCCGGTATACCGGGGATGTGGTGTCGTCGCCCGGTGTGATTGTTGTCCACGTTGCCGAGTCTGCGGTGGGATCGTTGTACGCGAGGGCGTTGAGGACGATGGTGGAGTCGATTTCGGCGTGCTTGCCGGGATCGCCTTTCACGAGGGCGGGGATTTGTGCGACACCGCCGGGCGGGCCGAGCATGATCACGGCGGCCTTCGACGCCGGATCGAACGTCTTGGGGATGCGGACTTCGCCGTTCCAGATGTAGTAATTGTTGTCGTCGGTTGTCCACGATGACACAGCCATGAATGCTCCTATTGTCCTGGGGCGAGGGTGATGACGTTGATGGCTTCCTGCACCCCGGTGATCAACCGTTGGAAGCGTGCGATCGGCGCTTCTTCGGCTTTTCCGTCACCGATCTGCACGATCACTTTGCAGCGTTCTCGGCGGTTGTCGGTGATCACAATGTTCTCGATGTAATCCGAGTACAGGGTTCCGTTTTCGGCGATGGACATCATGGCGCCGGGGAAGATGTCGCGGCCCACCGAGTAGGGGTAGCCGTTTCGGAACTGGCACACCGCCGAGCGGTAGCCCCTACTGTCAAACATCGCCGAAATGAACGACATTAACGCGTCGATATTATACGGAGCCGCCCCGGTGGAAACGAAGCGTTCTGGCCTCATATATGGTCCGCCGTCGTTGCGGCGTTGGAAGTTTTCCACAAGCTGGAACGACAGCAGCACGTCATTAAACAAACCGTCAAAGAGGTTTGATGGGATGCCGGTCAAACCAATCACAATCATGATGCAGTCGAGGATCCAGCTGGTCGTCGCATTGATCACGTCGTTAAGCCACTTCGGGCTCTTCCCGCCGACGATGATCTGCCAACCCTGGGGGTGATGGTCGACGATCTCGTAACTTTCAAGCGGGCCGCGCGGATGATCTATCAGAAGGGTCCACGGCACCACATAGTTGACGCCGATTGCGGGCGCAATATAAACGCCGTCCGGGGCGTACAAGCCGTCCGGGTTGAGGAACGGTGCCAGCACCCCGCCGAGCACTGATTCCTCAAGGTTGACTAGTTGCTTGATCACCGAATCAAGGATGGTGTTCGTGGGGCCGGTCACGTTACTGCGGTCGGTCACGCGCACTACATACGTTGGCAGGGACAGAAACGAGAACGTGTCGGGTTGCGGATCGCCGGGAAGCCACAACTCCATGTCCACAGTCACGCCATACGATTTCACGAGCTTGTCGATGACGGTGGCGACCGGTTCCATTCGTGCTGTGATCGCCACCAACGGCGACGTGTCCAGCAGCGGGTTGGTGTGCACCACATAGATGGGGGTGTGCAACACGTCCAAGATGTTGCCGCGGGCTTCGAGCAGATTGCCGAACCATGCCCGCCAGTCGAGGTTGCCCGAGCCGAGAGTGTCGACCAGTTCCCACAACCCGGATTGCAGACGGAACGCCTGCTCGGCGATCATCACTTCGATGACGGTGCACAGCGGCCCAAAGAATGTTGCTCTGGATGGTATTTGGGCTTGTATCGGCAGCAGGTAGTTAGGCCACACGGTCAGGAAACCTAAGTAGTCGTACAGCCCTAACGCTTTAATCTGCAACGTTTTCTGGCCGCTATCCAGTTTGTAGCTGGCCGTGTCCACGGTGTACGCCCACCGCAACGCACCCACCTCGACAGTCAAACCCACCACTTCGGTGCGACACTTACGCAGCAACGGCACCAACGGATCAGTGCCCTTAAACGTCATCTGCAACGCCGGTACACCGTTACGCGGATGGGACGCCGACAAATCGATGTAGTCGTGCGACTCCCCGATAGGGGTCCAAAACTTGTCGTACACCGTCACCAAGATTTGGGTTGGCTCGGCCGCTTTCGTGCGGGCCACCAACGTCGACAGGGCGACCGCATCAGAATCAGTGGAGTCCAGAGCGGCCTGCAACTGTGCCGGGGTTACAGCGGCCATCGTCGCCTCGGCGTCAACGCCGCCACCACTTTCGAGTTGGCGTTGCCGTTATCAATCTTAATAAATATTCGGCTGGTTGTTGGTTCGGCGCCCGGAGATTTCGCCGGCACCGGTTTCGTAAACCGGCCCGTCAAATAGCTGTACAGGTTCCCTTGTGGCGGCAGAATCCCGAACAGCGACTCAAACTGCTGCAACAGCGGCGGCACGTTGTTGTTCGATGCGAACGTGATTAACGCTTTCACCAGTTTCTGGAACACGTTCAGCTCTTGATCGGTCGACACCGTCGACGGGGTGAGATCAACGACGGAACGCCGACGCGGCTCCGTTTCGATCAACACCACCTGGCCGTCAAGGAGCGGCCCGAACTGGACGGTGTCGCTGCTATCGGGTCCGTTACCGATATTGAACGTTCCTGGCCCGTACAGCAAGAACCGTGCCCATGCTTCAACGTCGCCAATATTAGTGACGGACACATACCCGGACTGCGACACTGTCGAGTTGACGCCTGCCGAAATTTTGCGGACACTCGCCGGGGTTGCCTGACTGATCAACGCCCCCGCGGCGCGCATACCGAAACCGATGCCCCGATAGGCTGAGCCGAGCGGCGAACCGGTGCCCTCTTCCTTATGGGACAAAATTTCGACACCGTCGCGCGTCACCTTGAACAGTCGCGGATCCGCTTCGAACCCTGCCACAAGGGTGAACTTTTCGCCGATCACGGGTGGCAGCAGCAACGGCCGCAAATACATGACCGTTTTAGTGAAGTTGTTGAATCGGGCCAGCTCGATGTAACCCCAGCCCATTCGGGCGCGCACACCGTAGCCGTTCCAGGTGCCGTTGCTGTTGCGGCCCATCCGAGCCCACACATCGTTGTACGCCGACTCCGGTAACGACGCCTCGGGGATCGTGCCCAACACGATCGACACGATCTGGTTGTCGGTGGATGTCAGGAATGTTCCCGCGGTGTTTGACCCAGACACATACGCGGCGTTTTTGTACGGTCCGGCTACGACTTCGCGGGCGCTGGTGACCGCCAACGTCAACGGGTCGTCCCGCCACACCGCCTGCGACCCTGTCGAGTACAGGTAGCCGCCAGCAGAACCCGACGGCGGTGCCAACGCAGTACCGCCATCGGAATATCGGATCGGCCAGTCACTACCCAAATCGGTGTAAGACGCACCACCTGTGGTAAACGTGTCGGTCATGTCGGAGTATCCGAATTGGAATACGCCGACTGAGTCGTAGGTTCGCCACAAGGCGTCGTCGATGCGGGCGGACCAGATGAATCGTTGCCGATTTGATTGCGCGCGCGCCAACGCTTCGCCGGGCGCTTTCAGCCACCGGACCGGCGCCCACCACAGCCCTTGCTCGGGGGTGAACACATGCAGCTCGCCTTGCTGCTTGGAGTCCCAGGCCGCCACCCAATCCCGGATCACTTTGCGAGTGCCAGCGGGGGTGAGGCCTTGAGCGTCGACAACCATGTCAATTTCGGCTGCCTCATACACGGCGTCGTTGAACGTGACGCCGTCTTGGTTGGCGCCCGCCTGATCGAGCAGTTTCCAGTTCGGGATTAATCCTTTGATGGATTCGCGCCCAATGGTGACACCTTCCTGCACCCCAGCTGTGGGCGCCATCGGGCCCATAAGGTGGAACACCGCCGAGTCGTCACAGGCGACATAGGAGATGTGTGGTTCTTTACCTTCGAGGAGTCGGCGGGCACCGTTCGGCGTTAACTCGCCAGGCGGGTAAGAGATCATCTCGGTCCGCCTGCACCGTTGGCAACCATGCCGTGCCACGCCACCTGATCGGCGATCGTGCGCCCGTTGTCAGGGGTGTAGTTGTTCATCTGCTCCACATTGACCATTGGGGCGTTGGGTTGGGTGATCTGCTGATTCAATGCGGCGGCTTGCTCGAGTGTTTGTGCCGGCGCGGGCTGACCCACCGGGGCGCTCTGATCGCCCGCCTTATTTGGCAAGGCCGGTTTCGCGCCTGCAAACCCGGACGCTAATTTGCCGAGCCACGAGTTGCCCGGATCGGCTAGCGGTGAGCCGTGCGGCAGGAACGTTTCGAGCAGCCCGCCCACACCGATACCGGCGAGCTGGCCGGCGTAGGCGGCGGTTCGGTTGGCGAGCTGCACACCGATTTGTGCGGCCTGCCCCGCCCCCGGCGCAATGGCATTCAACGCTGGGGCTGCCGCACCAATCGCAGTCGTGATCGCCTGCATAGGCAGACCACCTAAACCCTGGAAACCTTCACCGCCTTGGACTGATTGCGGTACGGACTGCATGTCGGTGACCGGCCCGCCCGCCGCATAGCCTCGCACCATTGAGGCAACCCCGCCAGGGCCGCCCATACCGTTCACGGTGTCCGCAGGTAACACATATTCGCCGTTGGACAGCATCGCCGGGATGCTGTCGCTGGTGCCAGTTCCAGGGCCAACAACGCCGCCACCCAACGGCCCTGGGCCGATATTGCCTAGCGCGCTGCCAGTCGCCGCCATGTTTTGGGCGCCCATCATGCCGAGCACACCGGAGCCGCCCTTGATGGGGTTCGCCGCTGACACCGCCGACAGTTGGCCAATCATCGGGGCGAACGCCAAATTCGCTAGATAGGTGGTGAACCATTTCGCGATACCGGGTAACCCTTCGGAGATCCCGAAGTCGTCGGCCAACGACGCGCCCACATCGCCGAGCCCACTAGCTCCACCGGCTTTGGCTTGCTGCGCTTTTTGGGCTTCACGGAAAGTGCCCAGTTTAGCTTCCGCTAAAGCATCTTCAGCGTCCTTCGCGTCAGCGATCAACTGTTCGCGGCGTCGCTCCGCATCGGCAACTTGCTTGGCAGCGTCAGCACGTTTCTTACTGTCGGCGGTTAGATCGTTTTCAATCTCAACCTGCCGTGCTTTCGCTTCCGCGATCGCGTCGTTGGCAGTGTTGATGTTGTCTAATGCGCCCTCGTAACGTTGTGTGGCAGATTTGACTCGGCCAGCATCGGGCAGGAACGTTCCCGCTTTTCCATACTCGTTGTATCCCGGAGTGGATCCGGCCGGCACTGGGGCGTACTGCGGCCCGAACGGGCTCGGCACCATCTGCACCGGCGTGGTGGTGGCACTGGCGGGGCCGACATCGGCGGCAGATGGAAAGTCAGCTACCGAAGGGGACGACGGCGACGATGCGGGTCCAACACCGGAAGACGTGGCAGTCGGCCCAACCGGCGACGTGCCGCCTGTTTGGCCGGCGCGCGCCCGATCCGCGTAACCGCCGTGACCAGGATTACCGCCGCCACCAGCATTGCTCTTCGCGGTGTGGATGTGAACGTGATCCATGTGATTTTGAGTTGGGCTGCCACGATCCCCCATCGGGCTGCTTGAGCCGTCCGCATTCCACTGGGTTTGCTGCCACAACACATAATCCACACCCAGCGATGCGGCGTTCGCAAGCGCATACTGCTTGATTTGCTCGCCATACGATTTGCCTTGCGGAGTGTTCCAGTTCGGAACCATCACGTCGATGGCTTGACCCGACGAATGCTCGGTGAACGTTCCATTCGCAGTAACATCCGGTGGCCGAAATCCACCGATGGTGGTTACCGCCGGGAACGCTGATTCGATAGCGCCTTTAGCGTTGACGCTGTTTTGCGTTAATCCTTGGTTAGAACCCGTTCGGCTCGAACCGGCGGCACCAGTTGTTCCAGATCCAGTACTACCTGTGTCAGGCGAACCATCGAAGTGCCCGCCGCCACCAACGAACTGTGTTGGGCCGAGCCCTAACGCCGACATGATGCTGCCGAGGATGCCGGGATCGTTACGCAGATTATTGAACGCAGTTGCCATCCCGCCGATGGTTTTAACGGCCAAGTCCTGCGTCTTAATCAGGGTGTCGTTCAGCCAGTCGAAGAACCCTGCGGCCGCCGGCTTCAGCAGGCTGCCGAACTGGTTAGACAGTTTCCGCCACGACTCCGAGAAATCCTCAGTCGCTTTCGTCGCATCATCGATGCTGTTCTTGGTGTTGTCGACCGACGTGGGCAGCTTGTCGATCTCCAGGCGGCCTTCAACGATTGATTGCAGGATCGGGCCGAATCCTTTGCCGAAATACTGTTCGGCCATATCTCGGGCACCGCCAGCACCGAGATCGTTCCCGGCGTCGTGCAACGCTTTGATCTGATCGACCATCTCGCGTAACCCTTGCGCCGGATCTTTACCGGCAGCATTCAAGTTCTTAAATGCCGTCGTCAATCCGCGCAACGCTTGATCGGCGGGCACACCGGCCTGCTCAAACAACGCGATCGTGGCCGCGGCCTGTGTGGCGGACATGCCGAACCCGGACAGAACGGTGCCGCCCTTGTCTAGGGTGGCGATCAGATCGTTGACGGGGATGCCCATCTTTTGGAACGTCGAATACAGATCGTTGAGGAACGGAATCTGATCTTGGGTGTCCACTTTGAACATGCGGAAAATCATTCCGAGTCCACGAATGTTTGTTTGTTCGCCAGTGAGATTGTTGAGCTGGGCGAGCTGCTTCATCATCGCGCCAAGTTCATTACCCGACAGTCGTAGCGACTGCACGGCCTGGGCGGCGATAGCACCGAGTTCTTGGTGGGTGGCGGCGGTGCTGTTACCGACCTGCGCTACCTGATCGGTGATCGCTTGAAGTTCGGCACCAACTTTTCCGGTACGGGCGGTGATGCCATCGGAGATGTCATCCCACGCTCTGCCCATCTCGTACAGCTTGGTGGCGGCCGCGACCGCACCCACCGCAAGCGCAGTGAATCCGCCGATCGCGACACCAGCCGCCAACCCGACACCATTCAAGCTGGACGCCAACGAGGATGCCTGCGCGGTCAGCCCGCCGATACGAGTGCCCGCCGTCATATTGGCGAGGGTTGAGAACATGGATCCGGCGGCTTTGTCGGCCTGCTGGAAAGTGCTGGCGGTGTCGCGGACAGCCCGCTCAGTTTCCCGAGTCACCTTCGCGATGCGTTCCTGCTGGGCGATGAGCTTCGCTCCACCAACGCCCTTCTCCTGCAACTCGTTTAATTTTTGCTGCTCTACCCGCAACTTACCGGCAGCATCAGCAGCTTTATCGAACGACTTCTGCAACTCCGCAGAATTAGTGATCGACTTCGAAAACGACTTAGAGAACCCTGTTCCGGCTTGCTCGCCCGCCCGAGCGAAATGTCTTTCCACCGTCGAGGCTGAATCGCGCAGGGAACCGTCGACCACCTTAGTGATCACGTCAAGCGTTATCGCCACAAGGTTCCTTCCCGCGTAGTTCTCGTAATGCGTCTTCGTGTCGACGGTTTCGGTACTCGTCTTCAGCGTTTTCGACAACGATCTGCATCGGCGACTTCAACATGGCCGGCACATACCCTTTACCGTCCGCCCGGGACAACGCCACCTCGTTGACCAGGCGGGCCTGCACATACTGATCCTCGGACCAGTCGCCGCCCCGAACCGCCCACGTCTTAAACATCGACTGATCGGGCAGACCATCGAGCAGAGCAATTAAGCGCCGAGAATCCATGACACCGGAAAACCAATCCTGAATGTCGAGCCGGTAGAACCGCAGCAGGTCTGACTCGATTTCGCGGCAGAAGTACAGCCACATACCGAAAGCGTCAGAGACTTTTGGAATCTCCGCGGCTCTCCCGGTTCTTCCGCCACTGCGCGAACTCGTCATCCATCTGCGCCATCAACATCGTCACCAACCCGTAGGTTCCGCCGGCCTGCTCAAATCGCTGCGCTTTACCTTCACCCCACAGCGCAGCCAAATAGCGGGACTCAAACGGACGATCCACCGGCTTACCTTTGATGCGGTGCGGAACTTTCAGCACCTTCTCCGTCAACGGCTTACCCGTATCGGGGTGAGTGATGATGTCGTTGGTGAGTGGGTTTTGCACTTCGACGGTGTCGTGGTCGAGAGTTTTCACCCACTCATCCAGCTCGGACATGGCTTTGATTTGTTCCGGTGACCACAGTACTTTCGCCCGGATCTCATACACTTCGCCGTCGTGTTCGATCTCTTTGACACCGTCAAACCCGAAATATTGGGTGACCTGGGTGACCGCATCGTCGAGGGATAGGCGGCGGCGGGTTGTTGCTTCGTCCTGCACAGACATTGGGCTGTCCTTTCAAGGGCTGGATTGAAACGGCGGGCTGTCTGGTCGAGACTCGCCGGGTGGGCGCCAGCCCACCGAGGGCGCGCATGGTGCGACACCCCGGAAACACCCACCCGGCGAGAGCTTGTTACGCCGTTGTGGTGAACGCTGCCGTCGAGGACACACCCACCGCACCGCTGGCGTGAGTGGCCGTCACCTGCACGGTGTACGCGGTCGACGCCGTCAAGCCGGTGATCGGAATGGTCACCGTCTGACCGGACGTGGTGATCGTTCCGATGGTGGCGTTGACGAACGTCGGGGCGGCCACCGTCTTGCGCTGCACGGTGTAGGTGAAGGTGTTCGGCTGCGGATCGCCGGTCAGCGCGGGACGTGTGAACGTCACAGAACCGGACGTGGCGCCAGTGTTGGTGGAGGAAATTGCACCCCACACCACATTGCCAGCCAGGGCACGCCACGACACACCGTCGCGCACAATGTACACCGGGGCATCAACGTACGGGCAGATCAATGCACCGTAGGTCAGCTCCAAGTCGTCAGGGTCTTTCCTATTCAGCTGAGTTGCCCCAACCTTCTTGCGGGATACCCGCGGGAAAATGTAGGCGAAGCGTTGGTCGCCGTCCTCGGCGAGCGCCACCACCTGGCGTTCGATCAGATCCGACTCTGCGCCCTTCACCGACACATAGCTGGATCCGCCGACATCGGCGATGCCTGACAGTGGCAGGTCGAAGCGCAGCGCATCGACGACCGGGTTGGACTCCCGGCACGTCCACATGATTTCGTCGTTCTCCTCGGAGATGTCGAAACGTTGCGCGCGGCGGGCTTGGGCGATCTTCACCGACTCGACCTGAACGTCCGGGGTGATCTTCACACCGTCATCCTTGAGCGAGCCCACATCGAACCACTGGCCGCCGTCGAAGGTGGGGCTGAGCAGATCGGTGCGGTACAGGCCGTCGGTGGCGTACGGGGTGAAATAGCCGGCGGTGTTCAAACCGGCGGCGTCATTGGTCAGGTTGGTGAGACCTTGCTTGTAGTCACGGATCAGCACATTGGTGATCAGTGCCTTTCTGATGCCGAGCGGGTTGTAGGAGTTGCCGTAAGCGGCTGACCACTCAACACCGTTTGCTTGCAGGGCCATACTTTTTTCCTTTCACGGAGGATGTGCATTGCCCTGCAACAGAGCAAGGCCGAAATACCCGCACCGGATCGGTACGGGTTTGGTGGGCTTAAACTTGTGGGTTAACGAAACCGAATGTCGATGCTGTAACGGGCAACGAATCGGCTAATCGGGGCGGCTTCAGTGAAATTCACCCAGATCGGGCGTTGCGATGTGGTGCAGGAATCCACCCACACCACCGTGTTGTCGGCGAGGGTGACGCGTTGCTGCGCGGCGAACGGCGGCCCCAACGCCAGCATCCGTTGATGAGTCAACGATGCCTGCGTTTCGGCCTGATCGTAAGTGCTGGCGAACGTTGAGATTTGGTAGATCGCCGAGTCGGTGACCTTGTCATCCGATCCGGCGACACACTCCACGAGTCGGAATGGCAGGGCGGCGCCGGGCGCGCGTTGAGCACCCACCTCGCCGAGCGGCTTTAACCAGGCGATGACTAGTTCGACACCGGAGACGATGATCACGAACCGGCCTTAAACACGGGCATTTTAATTTTGCTTAACGCAGCTTTGAGGTCGTCGCGGGACAAACCTTCATCGGCTAGCACACCTTCAACGAGCGTCTCATCGCCACCGAAATGGGCGGCAGTCTTAGCCCGCGGCGCGAACACTTCAGTCGGGCCGGGATCCCCGGTGCCGTACTCAATCCAATGCGCTTTAAAGTCGGTTGCACCCACACCCACCCCAGGCATGCCCTTATAGGTAAACTTGCGTTTGAACACTTGCACGCTGGCCGCATATTTGCCGTCGTCAACTGGCGACACTGACCGCCAGTAGTCGCGAACCTGCACCGCCAACTTCTGCAATTCCTGTCGTGTCTGAGCAGACGCGGTGGCTTGCGCGTAAATCTGTGCTTCGATCTCGTCGCGTGACATCATGCGATTTGCTTCTTCAAATCCAGCGACACATGATCGGTTAAGCCCATGAACCCGACGGCCGGCTTCGCACCCAGCACCTGAAATGTCATGCCGTTATAGACGATCTCTGACAGTGTGGTGACCGCGAGGGCTGCGGCAACCGGCGGCAGGATGCACGCCCACAGCTCGGTTTCCACATCGGTCAGCGCCACCACTTCCTGCACCGACATCGGCATCATCGACGCCCCGAACACGACCGTGTCCACGGCGGTCTTCACCGGGGCGTTGAACCGGTCACGGCCCGACGCGGTGAAGTTCCGAACCGTCACCGTCTGGGCGCCCAGGAGCATCATCGTGCAACCGAGATCAGCCTGTACTTGGCCAGCAGCGACTCATCAAGGCCGCCCTGCTGAATCAACGTCACCGCGAACGACGACTCGACATCTCCGGCTTTGCGTTGCGTCATCCCAAACGGGTTAGCCAAATAGCTGCCGGCCGCTTTAATCACTGCATCCACCAACGGCTGCGGCACGGTTTGAAATCCGTGCGTATAGGTGACCCGCAACGATTTCGGCAACGACGGCCACGACGGCACCGCCGCCACACTCACCCCCGGCAACCCGGACGTGTCATACAACAGGCCGTCCGCAGTCCACGCATAGTTCGTCAATTCCTGCCACGACAACGCACCCAGGTTGTCCCGCATGTTGGCCTCAACCTTGCTGATGGAGATGACCGGCGGGTCAGGTAGCTGCGCTGAACGGCGGACCGGGAACGGATCAATCGTCACCACATCGTTGACTACATAACTGAAGTCCCGTTCGCAGTACGCTTCGACAGCCGACGACGCATATGACAGCGCCGCAGACACATCGGCGTCAGGCCACGCCCCTTT